TCTGAGCTCGCATTCACCGTCAGCCAGCCTTTGAGCAATCCCACCAAAATACCAAAGTAACCGAGCGTCACAATGCCCGACAAAATTGCCGGAACTGCGCTGCGCGTCGCGCTTTGGAGCGCCCGCGCATCTTTTCGGTCCCCTGCAGCGATAGCCTCCATATCGGCCAGCTGCTTGAAGCCGAGTTCCTGCATTTGCAGGGCAAAGTTTTGATCTGCCTGCTTGAGCGCCAGTAGCTGCTCGGGGGTGGCGCCGCTCAACGCCTGCTTGACAGAATCGACGGTCTTGTCGGAGATGCCCAGCGCATCGGCGGCGGCTTGCACCGCCATGCCGCCCAACGGTCCGCCCAGCGCCGTGCCAATCCAGGGCGCCACAGTTTTCAAAAGTTGCGAGAAGTCCATCACAGCACCGCCTTTGCGGCAGCGTAGAGCGCCTGACGTTCAGCCAAGCCATTCGTTCCGCCGTTGATGCGGCGCGTGATCTGCACAAATGAGGCGTCATCTCCCACGTCAGCCAACGCATTCAAATTGTGGCTGTTCCAGTACCAAGCGGCTGACAGTGCTGCCATATCGGGCTTCTCTAGCTCCTCGGGCAAGGTTTCAAAGTCTGGCACTTCCGGCAGGAACTCTATCAGGCCATCGCGGGTGGCCCGGTAGTTAGCCCGGCCTGTGGTCTGGATCAGGCCTCGGCCCATGAAGCGTTTGCCATCGCCCACCTGAATATTTCCAAGATCAAGCCGCCCCTCATAGCGCGCCTGCGCCGGTGTCGGCCCCCAGATTTCGCGCACATACACCAGATGGCCAGATTCATGGCCAATTTGCGCCAGAAAGGCCGCCAGACGATTCGGCGAGTCAATGGAAAAGAGCGCGCAGGCCACGTCTAGGTAGGGCTGCCAGATCGCGGCACGCGCAGGGGTCGCGCCTGTTGCGCTACAAACTTGTTCAACGGTCAGGGTCATGATGGGCTCTTGTAGGTCAGGAAACAGAAAGAAGCGCCGTGGCGCTAATAAAGTGCTGCAGCCAGCTACAAAAATGTAACAAAAAAGCCCGGCGCTGCGGAAGCGACGGGCTTTTTTTGCGACGCTATGCAACGCGCTGCAACACGCTTACATATTGTCAATCATGACTTGTAAAAAAATACACAATCATAGGCAATGCGAAGCGATAGTCCAACCTCATACATCATCATGGAGCCAATCGTGGAGCCTATTAAAAAAGTCCTGCAGGCTGCGCCTCGACATCCCAGCTACTGATGATCAGCTCGGTGCGCTCCACGCCCTGGCCGCCGCCGACGATGTACTTGATCGGCACCTCGACGAGGTGAAAACCTTCAAAGCAGCGCCGGATGTCCGGGTGATCGTTGATGCTCAGCATGGCCTTGCCCTTGAGCCCGCGCATCATTCCAGCCATAGCCTCGTATTCAGCCCAGGGGAATGGCACACCATACCCTTCAGTTTCCCAGTACGGCGGGTCCAAATAAAAAAAGCTGTGCGGCCGGTCATAGCGCTTGATACAGTCCTTCCAGTCCAGCCGCTCAATGTGCGCGCTGGACAGGCGCAGATGGGCGGCGCTGAGCTGCTCTTCGATACGCAGCAGATTGACCGCTGGCGCCGTGGTGGCCGTGCCCCAAGTCTGGCCCTGGACGCGGCCGCCAAAGGCCTGGTGCTGAAGGTAATAAAACCGCGCCGCCCGCTGAATGTCGGTCAGCGTCTCGCTGGGCGTGTCCTGCGTCCAGCGGAAAATCTCCCGGCTGCTGAGCTGCCATTTGAACTGGCGCACAAACTCCTCCAGGTGATTTTTGACCACGCGGTATAAGTTGACCACGTCGCCATTGATGTCGTTGATGACCTCAACGTCGGCGGGCTGACGCAGGAAATAAAGCGCTGCACCACCGGCGAAGACCTCAACGTAGCAGGTGTGAGGAGGAAAGCGCGGGATGATGATGTCGGCCAGGCGGCGTTTGCCGCCGAGCCACGGAATGATTGGGGATGCCATATTTGTGAGGTTCAGTAAGAGGTTGTTACACTGCCTATGCCTTCCGGGAGGTGGCAGGGTCTTGGCTGGCTCACAGGCGCGATCTGTGGATTGGCGGCCGGAAAGGGTGTTCATGCACCTCGCCCGGTCGCCCTGTCTTTTAAGAACTGATTGCAGGCGCCTGGGCCAGCAGTTCTGTCTTGCGCCCTGACGCCGCCGTGGTCCCGAACCAGAAGGCCATCACCACACCCCAGCCGGTGGACAGCGAGCCCAGCATCAGCAGCATCGCCTGTGAGTTGTCCGTCACAGTCAGCCAGCCTTTGAGCAATCCAACCAGGATGCCAAAGTAGCCGATCGTCACGAGGCCCGACAGCATTGCCGGAACGATGCTACGGGTCGCGCCTTGCAGCGCACGCGCATCCTTTCGGTCCCCCGCAGCAATAGCCTCCAAATCGGCAAGTTGCTTGAAGCCGAGTTCCTGCATTTTCAGTGCAAAGTTTTGATCTGCCTGCTTGAGCGCCAGCATCTGCTCGGGTGTGGCGCCGCTCAGCGCCTGCTTGACAGCATCGACGGTCTTGTCGGAGATGCCCAGCGCATCGGCAGCGGCCTGCACCGCCATGGCGCCCAGCGGGCCGCCTAAGGCAGTACCGATCCATGGGGCTACCGTGCTAATAATTTTGGTCAAGTCCATTCAGTTTTCTCCTTTAGATTTCAATAATTTCAATCGGCAAATTGGGCGCAACGCCCTCAATCACCCCATCCCTGACAAACACACGCTGGCCCCCAGTCGCTGCGCCACGCGCCTGCAACCGACCGCCGCCGGGCAGCTCGACGGTGGCCACGCCGTCAGCAATGACCAGCACAGTGCCGACCTGCAGCGGGCGCGCAGGCAGCAGGTTCAGGAAGGTGCGGTAAATATTGGTCATGAGCGAGCCTTAAACATGGGTTTCGACAGAGAGGGTTTGACGCAGCTTCGGCATGGACCAGTCCAGCCCGATGTTGCGCACCAGCCCTATATGCGTCTCCGACTCATTTCGGTAGCGCACGAACTTACCCGGCAAGATCAGCCCGGTCTCTGCCAGCACTGGCAGCTTTAAGCTGACATCGGCCTGCATGCCCGTGTCAGCCAGCTCAGCCAAGCCGCGCTGGCGGGCAGCATCGGCATGCGTGATGAGGGCATGCGTGACCATAGGCGCGACGCTGTCGCCCGCCGTTCCCGCCCGCGTTACCTGGCCCAGCACCCCGGCGCCGATGCCGCTGACGTGGATGCGGTTGTAAGCTGCCTTGCGCTGCCAGGTGATGCCCTCGACCGTGGCAATGCCGGGCAGCTCAAAGTCCGGCACCACATCGCCCCAGTCCCAGGGCGCGACTGGGTACTTGGGCAGGATGCGCAGGGTCTGCTCCGTATCGTGCGGCTGCACATAGCCGCCCGCTGCGCCCGCGATGTCCAGAATGGCGCTGATGTAGTTGCCCTGGTGGCTCCATGCATTGCCCGGCACCAGCCAGTCAGTCAAGCCAAAATCTACATCCCAGCCGATGCCCACGCCGTTGATCGTCAGCGCATCGAGCATGAGCTGCTGCGCGGTGCGTGCCTCGGCATTGCCGAAGTGGAGGGTTGGAGCATAAGGCGCGTCCAGGATCGCCGCCGTGCCGCGACCTTTGATCCCCACACGCCCTTTGGCGAACTGACGCTGTCGGTCTGGACCTTCAACGCAAAGCCGATACGGGACACCGTTGACAACCGCCTCCACCTCAACGGGATCGCCGCTGATGCCGGGCTTGACAAGTGCCAGCGCATTGACGGGGATGGATGTGCTCCACGACCAGGTCCACGACTGCCAGTCGAGCGCCATGTTGAATCCGAAAGCCGGAATCGACGCGCCGTCGCTCACGCGGCGCAGGACTATTAAATTGATGGTCACATAAGCCTTTAAAAATGGGATGACGACGCGGGCCGGTGGCAGCGGCGCCCGGCCACTCGGGTAAGCCGAAAAAACCAAATGCAGCGGCAGCCCGCGCAAAGGCTTGCGCTGGAACAGTAGATGCGTGCTGCCCACATGCCCGGCAGGCGTTACAACCACGGGCGGCCAGACGCCTTTGCCGACTGCGGGCCATCGGGCCAGCTGCCACGGT